GCGATCTCTAACTTCAAGAAGAAGTCTCCATACTTACACATCTGTCTGGTCCAAGACCATAGGTTGAACTCTACATTGAGAACATCATAAAATAAGTTGTGTAGTATCTTTTGAATGTTTTCATCTGATGATTTGATAGTTACTAAATCTCCTACATCATCTTTCAATGTAGATTCATCAGCAATAATATCTAAGGTAGAAGCAATAATTGGATCTGTATCCATAGCTTCATAATCAGAGTATAACTGTATCCTAAGAGTCTGATAGTTCAGATTAGGATTGAAGATATTCTTATTGTTGTAAATGTAAAGTCTGGAAAACCTATCTATAAGAGAGTTGGTCTGATACTTACCAGTTGTCTGAATCTGATTGATGTCAGCGATCTTCAGTTGAGTACCTCCTACATTCCTAACTACTACATCAGTAGCAAAAAGTCTTTGGAGTCTACTAAATAATGTGGTATCTGCCATCTATTGTTATATTTTATATAAATAGTTCTATTTTAGTAACCAAGAGATGTCTTCAACATGACCTGATCCATTATCTATAAGATAAGGATTACTTTGTTGAAAACCAACTTGAATAACAGAATTATTTTTTTTATTTAGATTTGTTATAGAACTCAACTGGGCTCTGGTTAGATCCATCCCTTGTTGTCTCATCTGTAAAGCAGTATCTCTGACATATAATCCAATAGCAAATGCCATTACCAAGTCATCATTGTATCCTACTTGAGCCTGAGGTTTTCCATTCTTCCAGATAAATACTCTCATCTCTTTTAGTAATCTCTCTGAATAAATCTTTACAGACTTCTCATGAACATATTCCATCATCTTTGCAACAAGCAATGGTCTTACTTTAGCTGAGTTAGTGAATCCAGGTGTTAGCTTGTCTCTCTCATACTTTGCCATATAACTCTGAACAGTCTCTTGATCTGATGAGGAAGAGTAATAAAGGTTTCTGTACTCTCTTTCCATAATCTGTTCAATAGTAGCCCAACCAATGTTTGCATTCTCTACTACTAATAAAGCATCATTGTACTCAGAAGCAATACCTACTAATACATTACCAAACTCTTTTGGAGATAACTTACCTTTGTATTCAGCTACCTGTTCTGCTCCTTCTACATCAAGGATGTGATAGGTAGAAAAATCCTGTCCGTCACCTCTTGCGACATCAGCTACAACCATGTAACTCTTCATTGGATCTCTATGCTTCCATATCCATAAGTTTCTATCTATTCCTCTTACTTCAATAGGTTGAACAGTTGAAGAGGTTTCATACCAGGTTAGTACTTCAGGGTCTAATACAGTATCTCCAGAAGATAAGAAGTCACAGTCACATTCCTGTGCTGCCATCTTTGGACCTAAGTCTCTATCTTGTAACTTTCTCCATGCTTCTGTTCTCTCAGGGTGTACTGACCAAGGTAGCTTTACAGGTGTGAAACTGTTCTCTCCTAACTCAGCCTTTTGCCAGGTCTGATGAAACCAGTTTCCTATTCCATTAGGAGTAGATAAAGCCATACACTGTCCACCTGTTGCTAAGGTTTGTTGAGCGGCAACATAAGTCTCTTCAATGTTATCAATAAATCCTGCTTCATCAATCAATAACAGTGATACTGCTTCTGATCTTGCTGCATCAGAGTTAGAGGATTTAGCAGTAACTTTTGAACCATTACTAAGTCTCAAAGATAACCTATTCTTCTCTACTGCTTTTAGCCTCAACCAAGAAGGTAAATGTTCATACATGAACTGTACTTTGTTGACTAGGTTCCTTGCAGTAAGTTGAGTAGTTGCTAATGCTAATACATTCTTATTATCATGGAAGAGCATCAACCACATTGCATATCCTGCTGCTAAAGTAGAAATACCTAACTGCCTGGATTTTAAAGTAATAATGTTATTGTTGTCTCTGAATATGTTCAATACCTTCTCCTGGAATGGATACAGTTCAAAAGGTATCCTTCCTCTCTGTGGGTGTTGAATATAACAATACTTCTTCATAAAGTAAGCAGGGTCCTTTTTACACCTTGCATACTCCTGTAGGATTGCTCCTCTAACTTTCTTTGGATCTATCTTTTGTTCATTCATTTTCCTATCTTCCAGTACATTCGGCCTGATATGATGGGATGGAAATCTGAATCTATTCCTAAACCAAAACCGTATACATTTCTTTTCTTATTCACATACATCAACTCTCCACTAATGTAATCTATTGGAGATTCACTCTGTACAGGATTTATCATCCCTCCTATCGAAATACCTCCGAAAAGTTCCCTCCTGTAGAGGTAAACAGTATTAGTAACTGTAGTTGTTGGGATGAATATGTTGGATTGAACATCTCTAAATGAAATTAAGTTTCTAGTAATAGTGTCATTTACTATGATAGAACCTAATGTATCTATCTGAATAGTATCAGTATAGAAGTATTTTGCGTAGTAATCTTTCAATACAGAAACAGTATCAATAGGTGTAGAGAAAGTATCTATGTTTATAACTACCTTCTCAACTATCTTAGGAACATACTCTGTCTTCTCTACCTTTACAGTGTCCCACTTTACTATAACTTCTGTCTTTACTATCTCATCAACAATAGGATCTACTCTTCTACATTGTGTCAACCACAGTAAAAGTATTCCTAAGGATAGGATGATAATATGTTCAAACTTAAAACCTCTCATATCTGTAAATATATAAATTACTTTTTCTTGTAGTCGCACATAATATGTGATGGGTACAGCTTCCCTTGTTTGTTTCGAATATTGATTTTAAATTTATATTTTTCAGATTCAAATACAATATCTATTCTCTTACCTTTACCTGTTTTTCCTCCATACTGTATTTCTATACCAGAGGTGGGTTGTGATGCTGCTTTATTATATTCGTCTCCTACGAAGAAGAATTCAGTCGTTCTACCTCCTTTTAGCATATAGTAACCTGTACCTATACCGCTTTCTACTAATCTGAATAGCTTCTCTTTGTCGTAGTCAGTAGTAACTTTATGGTATTGTGAAAAGTCAGGACCGGATCCATCTTCTTTGTATTCATTGAATACTTTGCAGAATAGTTCATTATCGATACCAAAAGTATCCAAAAGGGATACGCCGTTCGGAGTGTCTATCTTACCATCGGAGAAATCGTCTTTGGGGAAAACAGTTACAGCGACACCGGAGTTAAAGAATGTTAGAGTTCCTCCAAATTTTAGAGAGAGGTATATGGTTTCTGATCCTTTGAGAATTGTCAGGTCAGTAAGTGTTGCAGCTAAATTCTCTCCTGCGAATCCTATGATCGGTCCTTCTTCTGTAAACTCTAAGGGTCTTCTCTTATTTTCTCCTCCTTCACTCTTAACGTTAAAGTTAGTAGTCGTTAGTGAGAACTCTCTTATAATTGATTTAGTAAGTTCTGGGTGAATGTATTCTTCAGTTCCTGCTTTATAGTTGTTTAAGTCTTGAGCAATCTCTTCCTCAAACTTCAACCCCTTACTATTAACGCCTCTACCTCCTCTTGAACCTTCCCCAAAACTAATAGAGAGACCGTTCCATTTGATAAATTCGTTAATATCTTCTATTTCAATTCCTAGACCGTTTTCTAAATGCTCTATAAAATCTCTATTATTCTTTAGAGCTCTTGTTATTTTAGGGCTATTCTTCTTACTGGGATCTAGTGCTATCGGGTCTTCGACCTTCAGTCCGGGGAATGATTTTACTACTTTAAACAGTTCTGCTACTTTGGGGTTGCTTATCTGTTCAGCAGAGGTAGGAAATTCAGTATAAGCTTCGGTTAAGTCTATCCCAAAAACTTCTCTTAAGATTTTAAGATCGTCTTTGTTAGTGAGATCTGGATAACCCTTTTCTGTTCTCCATGACCACTCTTGTATGAGTTTATCTAGTGTATCCATTTTTATTCTTCTCCTGTATCAAAGACATCTTCTCCTCCTGCATCTGTGGTTCCTGAATCAGCTCCTCCAGTATCGCCTTCGAAATCATCACCTCCGAAATCGTCTCCTCCTTCTTCAGATCCAAACTCATCATCACCTGATGCAGTTTCACCAGCAGGTCCATACTTTAGTAGCTCATTCAACCTACCTAAAGCAGCCTGGTACTCATTGATGTTCTTCAAAAAGAATCTCTTTCCTTCTATCTGTGCTTGAAATCCTTTTCCTAACCACTTCAAAAGAAAAAACTGACCATTCTTTAAATGAACCTTGAAAGTAGAAGGTTTAGGAGATACCCAAGAAATCTCATCTACAAAGAAATCATACTCTTTGGTCAATAACTTTACAATATTGTCTCTTAGAGTTGGGAACTTTGA